ACCACGTCCTTTACGGCGGTCCCGCCCATGGTCGGCTGGCAGGGTGTTGCGCAGATTGCGGGCGTTACACAGACTGGTCTGCTCGACGGCGAGGTCACGATCAAGCGCAGCGTCACGGTTCTCGATTCCGTCGACGGTACGCAGGCCCCTGCCGCTCTGTGGTCCGGCCCCGTTCAGGTCGACGGTAAGGCCACTCTGATCATGGAAGATGACACGGCGCTTACGCAGTACCTGACTACGGTCAAGCCGTCGATTGACTTCAACTTCACGGCCGGTGCCGGTGCGGCTGCCGTTCAGCTCAAGCTCCACATGACCAAGTGCAGCATCTCCGCCGCTGACATTACGCGCGGCAAGGACTACATCGAGGTTCCGATTACGTGGACGGCGCTTGCCAACACCACGGATATCGGCGCCTCCGGCGGCTACTCGCCTATCAAGGTCACCATTCAGAACGCGATTGCATCGGGGACGTACAAGTAATGATCCGTGTCACTCTGCCTTCCGGCAACACTGCCGATCTGCGCGACGTCGCCGACGTTACCGAGCGCGGACGGCGCCCCATCAAGCGGATTCAGACCAAGCTCGCGGGGCTTCCGGCATTCGTGAACGCTGTCGAGGAAGCCAAGGCACAGAAGGACGGCGCAGACCTCACCCCGGACCAGCAGCTCAAGATTGCGGCTGGCATGGGCGAGGCGTTCGATCTGCTGGAGGAACTCAACGATGCGCTTGTGGCTGCGCTGGTGGCTGGCTGGTCGTTTGGCTTTCCTGTGTCGGCCGATGCCGCGCAGGATCTACCGGGCCGTGATCTCGATGCGCTGCGGGCTGCGGTAGCCCCGTATCTCTCGGAGCTCAACCCTGACTTTGACCCAAGCACGGACGCCGATTCCCCTACCGAAGCCTCCGGCGCCTAACGGGGGCACTTTCCCACAAGGGTGGGAGTAACTACACGGCGGATGAACTTCCCAGCGAGGAATACCGGACGTGGAGGCTCTGCACGTTGCTGCGTTGTCTCCCGTCCGCGTTGGACGACGAATCCGCTGTGACCCTTGATTGGCTGTTGGCCGTTGATGACGCCGTTGGTAAGGCGCGCAAGATCGTAGAGGAGCGCGAGGCGAATGGCTGACGAAATCGGCGCAGTATTCAAGGGAGTTAAGGAAGTTGGCGCCATGCTGGGGGAGATGCAAGTCGCGTCTAATGAGGCAACCAGGGTGGCGCTGAAAAAGGCAACTTCCTACACCAAGTCCCGGATCAAGGGTGGCATGCGCGGCCGTCCTCGCTGGGCTCACAAGGGGCCAGACAAGGCAACCGGCGCACCGGCGTACCGCATTGAGCGGACACCCGATCATGTTTCGCGCGGGGGAGGCCCCGGACAGTTGACCGGCGCCCTCGCTCGGTCCATTCGGACTAGCCGCCGTGCCCGAGCTGAGGGTGTCGGCGCGTGGTCGCAAGTCGTCATGGCGGGTGGCAGGGGCGGGTATCAGAACCGCTACAAGGGCCGCATCGAGGCTGACTACCCGTATTTCAAGACCGGGGTCGACAAGGCTTCGCCGAAGGTTCGCGGAATCTTTGAGGCTTCGTGGGGCGCGGCAGTCAACGGCAAGAGAGGTAGGTAAATTTACCCATGGGTGCTTTGCCTCCCGTCTTTATTGAGTTTCTCGGCCGGTCGACTGGCTTTATGGCCACGGCCAAGGGTGTCAAGACTGAGCTTGCCAGCGTTGAGCGCGATGGTGGCAAGAACATGCGCAAGCTGGGTGGCGTGGCTAAGGCTGCACTACTCGGCATTGGCGTGGCCGCTGGCGTTGCGGCAGTCAAAACCGTGCACATGGCCGCCGACTTTCAGACCCAAATGACGCGCGTTCGCACCGGTGCTGGCGAGGCTGCGAAGAACATGCAACTCGTCGGTGATGGCGTGCTGCATATGGCTGGCCAAGTCGGTGAGTCGACCAAGGACTTGACTGCTGGCCTGTACATGGTCGAGTCCGCCGGTTTTCACGGACAGAACGCGCTAGACGTGCTTCGCGTAAGTGCCCAGGGTGCCAAGGTCGGCGCGGCGGATCTCGCCACGGTGACCGACGCTGTGACCACGGCCATGAACGCGTACAACCTCCAGTCGGCAGATGCGGCGACCAACACTCAGCACACGACCGACGTGATGAACGCGCTGGTTGGCACGGAGGCTGAGGGTAAGACCAACCTTGAGGCCCTTGCTGGCAGCATGTCCGGCATTCTGCCCGTTGCTGCTGCTGCCAAGGTAAAGCTGAACGAGGTACTCGGCGCCATGGCCACCATGACGTCACAGGGTACCGACGCGCGCGTTTCCGCTACCTATCTGCGGCAGACGATCGGCCAGTTGTCGAACCCGTCGGCCAAGGCTGCGGCGACCATGAAGGGGCTTGGGCTCAACGCCAACTCGGTATCCAAGGAACTCGGCTCTAAGGGTCTCGCGGCCACGCTGGACACGCTTACGAATGCCATCAAAAAGAAGATGGGACCGGGCGGCGACGTCTTTATCAAGACACTGCAAAAGGCTGCCAAGAGCTCCAAGGACTTTAACGGGGCACTCGAAAAGGCCAGCGGGTCCAAGAAGACGTATATCGGCGCGCTGTCCACCATGGTCGGCGGAACTAAGTCGATGATGGGCGCGCTCATGCTTACGGGCTCGCACATGGACACGTTCAAGAAGAACGTCGACGGCATCGGCGACCACGTCAAGGATGGTGGCAAGAACATTGAGGGCTGGTCGGACGTTCAGAAGACGTTCAATCAGCGCATGGCGGAGTTCAAGGGCAGCATCGAGGGAATCAGCATCACCCTTGGTCAGAAGTTGCTTCCGTACGCCACGACGTTCATTGGCTGGCTGGCCAAGGGGATCCCGTTCCTTCAAGCGAACGCGGCGTACCTGAAGATGTTCGGGCTCGTGCTCGGAGCAGTGACCATTGGGCTCGCGGCAGCGTCGATTGCTTCGTGGTCGTTCACCGATTCGCTGCTGGCCAACCCTGTTACGTGGATCGTCGCCGGTATCGTCGCCCTGGTTGCTGGGCTCGCGATGCTGATCCTGCATTGGCGGCAGGTGTGGACATGGATCCAGACGAACATCCCGGCCGTCGCGAACGCGTTCAAGTCGACGTGGCGCGCAACGCTGAACGCATTTCACGTGGCGTGGGCCATGGCCATGAAAGCCGTTCACGGCGTGGTCCGCTGGTTCAACTCGAACGTGCTCACGTGGCTTAAGGCGCGCGTCGGCGATGTGGTGGCGTGGTGGAAGTCTCACAGCACGGAGATTAAGCAGACCTGGGCGTTGCTGTGGAAGGAAATCCAGCGCTACGTCAAGGTGGGATACAGCATCGTCAAGGTGCAGATGAAATTGCTGTGGACGTCGATGAAAGTCTATTGGGACCTCATCTCCGGTGCGGTGAAAATCGCATGGGATGTGATCTCAGGCGCCACGAAATTCGGCATGCACTACATCATGAACCTCATCGCGGTGGTCACCGACGTCATAACGGGCCACTGGGGTAAGGCATGGCAGGACGTAAAGAAGCTCGTCTCGCAGGCTTTCAGCGATATCTGGGACACAATCAAGAGCTCTACTGCCGATTTCGGAACCGCGCTACTGAGCGCCGGTAAGGACCTGATCCAGGGTCTCATTGACGGTGTCGAGGACATGGCGGGCGCTGCGTGGGACGCCGTCAAGAATGTGGCCAGCGGCCTCAAGGACACGGCTAAATCAATCCTGCACATCAACAGCCCGTCCAAGGTTTTCCGTGATGAGGTCGGCGCGGCAATCCCCGAGGGTATCGCGCTGGGTGTCACACAGAATGCTCATCTAGCTCACGGCGCCGTACGCGGCACCGCTAAGGGCATGGTGCGGCACTTCAAGAGTGAGCTTGGAATCAACTCGCCGTCCAAGGTGTTCCGGCAGCTTGGCATTTGGGTTCATGAGGGGCTTGTCGAGGGGCTCACGGGCTCGCTGTCCAAGGTCAAGGGCGCGATCAAGAAGACTGAAACTCAGCTCATGCAAGCTATGAATCGGCTGCACGATATGAGCGCACCCAAGGGCAAGAAGGGCGCGAGTCTCCGGAAGTGGATTGCTTCGCATGAGCACGCCGTAGCCAGCCTTGAAAAGTCGGTCAAGAAGGAAGGTGCCCAGCTCGAAAAGTTGGCCGACTACCGCGATGGTGTCGCTAAGAGGCTGAAAAAGGCGCAGACCAATCTGACCAACCTGCAAAAGGCATGGACCCAAGAGCGCGACGACGTGGCCAGCAGCATCATGCAAGGCGCGTCTGTTGTCGTGCAGAATCAGGCAGATGGTGTGTCGCTGACAGTGGGCGACGTCATGGCGAACATGCAAACCCAGGTGGCTGCGGCTACTCAGTTCGCCAACGAGCTTAAGGCGCTTAAGGATCGCGGACTTAGCTCTGACCTGCTTTCTCAGATTGCGGCCGCTGGTGTCGAACAAGGTGGCGCCACCGCGCAAGCCTTGCTCGGGGCGAATAGCGGGCAGATAGCCCAACTGAATCAAATGCAGGGTCAGTTGAGCACGTCCGCGAACTCGGCTGGCGCCGTGGTTGCCGACAGCATGTACAAGAGCGGCATCGCGGCAGCGAATGGCCTAGTCAAGGGACTCCAGTCTCAGGAAAAGGCCATCGACAAGCAAATGTTGAAGATTGCCAAGAGCATGGAAAAGGCAATCAAGCACGCGCTTGGCATCAAGTCGCCGTCTCGTCTGTTCGCTGAGATCGGCAGGTTCGTCACGGCCGGTCTGGTCGGCGGCATCGACAGCGGGAACCGGGACGTACAGAACGCTGCGACGCGAATGTCTGACGCCGTTGTCCGTGGCGCTGATATGCCGTCCCTGGGTGGCTCCGCCGGGGCCTCTCGGGGGGTCGTGCAGCACAACGTGCACATCGAGGTTCACGGGTCTGTACGCACGGATCGCGACTTGCGAGACGTGATCCAACAAGAGATGTACCGCTACGGCGGGCGCAACTCGACGACATGGCAGCAATTCAAGCGGTAACCGAGCCTGGGGATGGCGGGTAAATTTACCCACCATCCCCTCTTGCGGAGGGAACATGGCACTCAACCCCAACTACCCTGTGGTGGAGGAACTTTGGGGTCCCTTGTGGACTGCCGCAGGTGCTAGCATCCCCGGTTCCCGCTGGGTCAACAACGTCGACCGGACGCTGTCACAAGCGAGCGCGCGGCGCGGTAAGCAGTACGAACTGGATCAGGCGCAGGCTGGCGAGTATTCGATCACCCTTGGAAACCCCGATGGCGTGCTCGACCCCACGAACACCAGCGGGCCCTACGCCGGAAAGATCCTGCCCTACCAGCCCTACCGGCGCCGTGCGCAGTGGCCGCCAACTCCCAACCTGCTCGACGCGCGCATTGCGACCGGCGGCGAGGGATTCAGCCCTGGAACCATTCCGGCGTCATTCGGTATGTCGTCGTCGACCGATGGCACGGGCGGATTCATCTTCAATCCCACCTCCCCGCTGTCGGCATTCCAAGGCACCAACACTCTCCGCTTTGCCGTGAACAATGGCGCTGGCTCGAATAGCCGCATCGCCTACACGGATACGGTCGCCGTCCGGCCCGGCAAGATCTACACGGTGCAGATACGCGTGCGCTGCGTTACTGACGGGGTCAATCCGGGCGTGGGCGCAATCATCGGTTTCACGGACTCTGCTGGCGCGCTCACCTTCACCAACGGCAGTGGCGCGACGCTCACCGGTAGCTCGACGGTCAACGGCTGGACTCAGGTAACCGTCACAGCGACGGCGCCGACCACGGTCAACGTCTACGGCATGCGTGTTGGACTCCGGCTGACTGCCGTGGCCCCGGGCGCATGCGTAATCGAAACCGACGCTTGGCAGGTGGAGCAGGCATCCGCCGCAACTACCTGGGTTTCGCCCGGCACTTGGTACCCCATCTTCAGTGGCTTCACGGAGCGTTGGCCTACCCAGTGGGCCGAGGGTGGCACGTACGGGCAAGTGAGCCCAACGGCCGTCGACGCGTTTGCACTGCTGTCACAGGTGTCCCTTGACCAGGTATACGCACATGAGCTGGGCACGCTGAAACCCAGGTTTGTCTACCGGTTCAATGAGGCAGTGGGCGCCACGTTCGTCCAAGACTCAACCGGCACGCAGTCAGCGGCCAACCTGGTCAACAGCAAGGTAGGTAACGGCAACTGGACGTTGGGTAACGCGACGACCGGCACCTACTTGGGCACCAATGAGACTGTCGTCAATGCCCGACCGCTCGTCGCCGGAGTCTCTACCTACAGTCCTGCCACGCTGGTTTCGCTCGACGGCGCCGGAATCGCTGGGCCCGTCTCGACCGGTAGCGGCTGGACGCGCGTGATTGCCTTCCGCTACACGGGGGCAACGGCTCCGACTGACGGCGCGTACGTGTGGAGCGCCTACAACGGTGTCGGGGACTCCGTCTCGGTCGCCGGTATCCGCAACGCCGTTCACGTGTACGTCGACACGGACGGGCGCATCAAGTTCAAGACTGATGTGTTCGGCGGTGCGGCGACGGTTCTCGACAGTGGCAAGTCGGCTCTTGATGGCAAGTGGCACCTAGTTGCGTTCGGCGTGAATGGCACGGCCGCGCAAGTCGCCGTTGATGGCTCGATCGTGAGCGCCACTCTTCCGGGCGCGATTCCCCTGGGTGGCATGTACGACAGTATCGGCGCGTACTGGATCGCGCCTACCCGCAACGCTGTCTACACGTTCTACGGTGATATCGCGTACGCCGCTGAGATTCCCTCGTACCTGAATTCCACGCAGATCAGTGGGCTCTCCAGCGCATGGTCTACGGCGTGCGCCGGTGAGTCGGCTGCCGCCCGGTATTCGCGCATTCTGCGGTATGCGGGCTACGCCGGGGCGTCCAATGTGGGCGCCAGCCTTACGACGTCGATGGGACCGGCCACTGACATTACCGGCAGCGATGCCATGACGGCGCTGAACAACGTGGCCACCACCGAGAATGGCGAACATTTCGTCGCTGGCGATGGCACGATCACGTTCCGGGGCCGTGGCTACCGGTACAACGCGCTTACTCCCGCGCTCACGTTCGGCGACGGCGCTGGCGAATTGCCGTACGAGGATCTCCAGCTAGATTTCGACAGCACGCACCTCGCCAACGCCATTGAGGTGACCCAGCAGCCAACGGGGCAGATCTTCCCGGCCCGGGACAGTGCGAGCATCGCGAGCTACTACACACGCACCATGACGCGGACTCTCAACACGTCCAGCGCGCTTGAGTCACAGGACGCGGCGGATTACCTCGTGAGCCGCTACAAGGGCCCTCTGACGCGCGTACAGAGCATCAAGCTTCACCCGTCGGCGAACACCGCCTTGTGGGCGCCTCTGCTGGCGCTGGAGCTGGGCACCCGCGTGCGTATCAACCGGCGTCCGCCCGGCGCTCCCATGGTCACTGTCGACTGTTTCGTCGAGCAGATTTCATGGGACATGGATGGCTCCGGCGAAGCATGGGTCACGCTGCAATGCAGCCCTATCGACCCCACCCCTTACACGGCTTACGCGGCGTGGCACACAACGTTGAATGCGGCCGTAGGTGTCGGACAGGGCAACATGACGGTTAACGCTGGCGCCGACAACGTCAATCCGCTGGCCGCGCAGCTCCCGCAGGGGGTAATTCTGGTCATTGGCCCCGGCACTGTTCGCGCTGAGACGGTGATCGTGGGCGGGATTGGCGCCACGTCGTCGGGGTGGACGACCTGCCTGATTGCGGCGGCGGGAAGTTTCCAGAACAGTCACCCGATCGGCGAGTTGGTTTGCGAGGTACTCCCGTCCGGTGTGACCGACCCCACGTACTACGACCCCACAGAGCAATTCGATAAGGCAGTGTTTGCCTACTAGTAGAGGTGGCTACCTATGTCTCTGGCTCCCCCCGTGCCGTTTACGGCGTCTACGGGAGGCTTTCTGACGTCCGCACTGTGGAACACGCAAGTGCGCGACGCAACCACGTTCCTTACCAACCCACCGCGTTTCAACGGTTCGTGCACGGCCCTACCGGCTGCGCCAGCCAACGGCGTTGAGGTAGTAATCCCCATCGACACAGAGGACGTTGACTCGGAGGGTGGCCACTCCACCACGGTAAACACCAGCCGGTATACGTGCCAGGTTGCTGGGCTCTACATGATCTCCGCGCACTTGGCTTTCAATGCCAACGCTACCGGCATGCGCGCCATGGACATCAAGATTAACGGCGCAATTGCTCCGGGCGGTCGCGTTTCCTCCGGCCAGCCGACCACATCGATTTCGCTGGCGCTCAACAACGTGATCCACCAGTACCTCAACGTCGGCGATTACGTGGAATTCTCGGGCTACCAGTACTCCGGCGCAGCCCTCTCGCTGTCCACCTCCACCGCTTACAATCCGCGTCTATCCCTGCATTGGGTGTCCGCGTAAAGAAGGGGTTCTAAATGATTTCCCTCTACACCATCTCGCTGCATCAGGATGACGGCGCTGGCAGTGATTCTCAGTTCGCCAGCATGGATCTACCTCCCAGCGTCGCCGAGGAATTCGTCCTCAGTCTGGCCGCAGCGCTTGACGGAGTGCCCGGCGGTCCCTTTGGCTATCACGCCAGGATCACCCGCTCCGATACTGCCGTGGCTGTCGGCAACCTCGCTGTCACCCCTCCGACCTTCAACTAAGGAGTCACATATGCCCGTTCTCGGCGTAGATGTTTCCGGCTATCAGCCGGTCGCGTTTCCCACCAAGGGGCTCGCATTCGCGTTCGTCAAGGCCACTGAGGGAACCTCGTACGTCAACCCTCGTTACAGCGGCCAGGTGGCCCATGCTCGCGCTGCTGGCCTTGTCGTCGGCCACTACCATTTCGGCAAGGACGGTGGCGCGGCGGAGGCCGATTACTTCCTGAGCAAGGTCGCGTTGCACGCTGGCGATGTGCTCGCATTCGACTGGGAAACCGGCGGCGTGAGCCAGGCTGAGCGGGACGCGTTCATCGCGCGGGTCAAGGCCAAGGCTCCGCATCACAAGGTCGTGCTGTACTGCAATACTGACTACTGGCACAACCGTGACAGCGACAACGGTGGGCCCATGGACGGTCTGTGGATCGCCGACCCTAACCACCCCGCTGGCAAGCCGTCCATCAAGCACGGGTGGGTTTTCCATCAGTATTCGTGGGCGGGGGGCATCGACCGCAACGTAGCCAATTTCAAGGACGCTAAGGCGCTGCGTGCATGGGCGGCTCCGGCGGTCGCTGTGAAGCCTCCGGCGGCTCCCTCTAAGCCTGCGGCACCTGCCAAGCCTCCGGCGCCCTCCGTGCCTACTCTTCAGGCGCTGGCCGTCCGTGTGAGTGCGGTTGAGGCCGAGGTCAAGGCTCTTCAGGCTCGGGTGAAGTAGTGGACGGCGCGAGCGTTACGCCGGGCATGGCATGGGCAATTGGCGCCATCGTTACGTCAGTTGTGACCACCGGCCCGGCGTACGTTGCCGCGAGGCGTAGCCGTGGTGCAGCGCGGGAGGAAGGTGCGCTCACCCGAGACGCCGTGAGCGAGGCTATCGGCAGCCTTAACGGCAGGCTCGACGACTTGCGCACTGACATTTCCGAGGTACGTGACTGGCAGGCAGCGCACACAACTGAGCATGCCATCGCCGACATTCGCCGGACGGATCCCGCCCCGGGTCGTCTGGAATTCCGCAACAGAAATCAGGAGTAACGCATGGCCATTTCCGGCAAGGTAAAGGCGTCGACTGTCGCCGCTTCCGTGACCACGGTGATTACCGGCATTCTCGCGCCGCACGTGTTCCACCACAGCGTGCCCAGCGATGTGCGCGGCCTCATCGAGGGTGCCGTAACCGGTGCTGCCACGTTCGGTTTCGGCTGGCTGGCCAAGCACGGCATCGACGGCGAGCAGCTCGCGGAGGACGTGTTCGACGTGGCCGAGGATCTCGGCGTCCCGTACATGTCCGTCCCGGACGTCACCGATGAGCCCGTGATCGCTGCTGACGCTGGCCCGGTCGGCGAGGCTAAGCCCCTGGCGTAGCGACAGGAAGTGTTTGGCCCCCTTGGGTAGGTGACAACTCGCCTACCTGAGGGGGCATTTTGCGTTACCCGAACATCGCGCTATGCGGCAAGGCACGGAGCGGCAAAGACACCGTGGCCGATCACCTCGTGCAGCGGTACGGCTACACCCGGCTCGCGTTCGCCGACCCGCTCAAGGAAATGGCACTCAGCATTGACCCGCTGATACCCACGGAGCGATATCCGGCGCGGCTCATCCATGTGAGGCTGGCTCGACTTGTCGCCGACGCTGGCTGGGAGTACGCGAAGGATCGCTACCCGGAGGTTCGCCGACTGCTACAGCAGATGGGCCAGACCGTACGCGGCTACGACTCGCATTTCTGGATCCGCGCACTGCTGGCCAAGGCTTCGGCCGTCGACACGCCCATTGTCGTGACGGACGTCCGGTACCCGAATGAACACGCTTCGCTCATGCGCGCTGGGTTCGACGTCGTGCGTGTCATGCGTCCCGGCGCTGGGCTGGCCGACGGTAACGAGCAGCACGACAGCGAAACGGCGCTCGACGACTTCACGGCAACCACCGGGGTCATGAACGTCGGAACCCCCGACGAACTAGGAGGATACGTCGACGACTTGATTGCACTGCTGCGCGACTAGCACCCACCCCCTGTCACTGGCCTCGCGGCTGGCTGGCAGGGGGTTTTGCCGTTCCGGCGCCGATCGCTGCCGGGTAAATTTACCCACTGGGGTGGTGCACGGCGCGGATCTTGTGGTTAGCTACCCCCCACAACAACAGATCAACGAAGGGGCGGGCGGAATGGACACCACGGAGTACGAGCAGATGATCGGCACGGAGCGCACGGAGCGCCGCAAGATCGGGCGTGACCGGTATATCGAGCTGCGCTACCGCGTGCACGGCGTGCAGCACCACATCGGCCGGGGCGGTGAGAGTGTCACGGTGTGGGGTCGTTGCATCGAGCATCCGAAGGGGGAGCCCGGTCCGACGTACCCCAACAGCTCGTGGTATGACGCCTATTGCAGCGAGATTCACTACGGCGCGCGGGCAGTGCTTGACGCCTAGTAGGTAAATTTACCCACTAGCTTTACAACGGGGCGCCGGAGCCGATAGTCTGGCGCCCCACCACAACACAGGGAGAGACCATGGCAGCGAAGAACACCACCCCGGAAACCGCGCCGAACGCCACGGAGGAAATTGACACCACCCTCGCGGACGTGCTCGATGAGACGCCGGAGGTTGACCCGACGCAGGCCACCATGGAACAGATCGCGGCCAACATCGAGCGCGCCCGGTCGCTGGCAGAGGCTGAGAACGTCGAGGGTCTCGCGGCACTGGACAAGGAAACCAAGGCGCTCATCTCGTCGCTGCCTCGCGGCGGTAAGACTCCCGACGGTAAGACGTGGGCGGGATTCAAGGCCAAGGCTGGGCAGGACTTCCGGCAGGCGGCTGCGGCACAGCCCAAGCCCGACGCTCCCAAGGCCAAGGCGGCTGCTAAGGCTGCGGAGCTGGAGGTCAAGGCCAAGGCCGATGCGGAGGCCGCCGACTACAGCACGGTCGATGGCGTCACGGACCGCGTGAACGCTGGCGCCAGCCTGATCTATGACGGCGCCCACGGGCTCGTGAAGACGGCGCAGACGGCGCGACAGGCGGCCGAAATGCTGCTCGACGCCCAGCGGCTCATCATCACCAAGGATGGCGTGCCAGACCTCAAGTGCGCCGACCCCAAGTCGATCGCCGCCCGCAAGGACATGTACGCCAAGGCCAAGGAATTGCTGACGCCGGAGGGTGGCGAGGAGCACGCCGATTCGCTGGTAAAGAAGTTTGGCACGTCCGTCCGCAACCAGATGTCCGATGTGCTGCGCGGCTACATCCGCGAGCTGGACACAGAGGCTGGCCGCGAGGAATACGAAAAGTACTACGCGCCGGTCGCTGCCGCTCACCCCGACCTTTCGCCCAGCGAGGCTGTCCATGAGTTCTACGAAATCCCCAAGCTGAGCAAGCGCGAGCTTATGAACGCCCGAAACGCTGCCAAGGCTGCCAAGCTTGCGGAGCTTGAGGCTAAGGTCGAGGAAGGGGACGCGACGGCGGCGGAGCAGGTGCAGGAAATCAAGGCCAAGTCGGCGCAAGACCGGATCGTCGAGGACATCACCAAGGCCGAGGAATTCATCCAGAACGCCATCAAGTCCGCGCGCTCGCTGTCCGACGACGACAAGGCGGCCGTCAAGGGCAAGATTGCGGAACTGGCTCTGCTGGCCGCGCAGCTCTAAGGGCCTGCGGATATGAGAGGGCCCGGTAATCCGCCGGGCCCTTTCCAGTACAGGAGGGGAAGCGACATGGCAGGGAACGCGAAGCGTCCGCACACGGGCGAGGTAACGGGGCACGGGACCACAGGTTGGGCGGAAGCGGGCGGACCGTTCGTCATCCTGACTGGCCGCATCACGGGGCCGCATGACACAGGGCGACCGATCCGACTGAAGATGACGGCGGGCGAGGCTCGCGAGCGTGCCGCTGGCCTCATCGCCATGGCGGAGCACATCGAGTTGGTGAACGGGCCCAAGCATGCGCCAGCGCCGGAGGCGGAGGCGGAGCCAGCGAAGCCAAAGGGACGGCTGGCCGAAATGCTGGGCATGGCCGCCCCAATCGAATTCACCGAGGAACGGCCCGGGGTCTGGAAGACAGCTACGCCGGAGGATGGCGAGCGACTCGACGCGTCCATTGATGTGGCGCTGGCAAGCCTAGGGACGTCGCTCGCTGAGCTGAGGGAGTCGGAGGCGTTCACCCTGTGTCGCACCTGTGGCAGCCTCGCGCATGAGCGGGAAGCGTGCACCGCCGAGGGTCTGGCACCCGGCGAGTATTGGCGGGCGTGGAAGCGGCACGTAGGCCACCTGCCGGGCGACTCAGACCGGTGCGCCGACGCCGGACACTGTGGACATGCCCCGTGCTGTAACTGTTCGGGGATCATGCCCGACCCAGACACGTACGCACGGCTGACGGCGGAGATCCTGGCAAAGGGTAGGGGGGTCCTCTAATGACGTACTGCATGAACTGTCTGCACGACCACGCCGTTGAGGCGACCGAGGAGCACCAAGCGCCGTGCCAGATGTGCGGCAGCGATGGGCACGCGCGCTGCCAGCACGTGAGCTTTACCGATGGGGAGTTCGCACTCGTCCCGGATGAGCAAGGGCGCTTCTGTTCGCGCTGTCACCAGGACCACACCCCACAAGACTGCTACTACAGGGTCTAGGCGCCCGTGTAAGCCCCTTTCAGCCCCGGTTGGCCTCCCAGGTCCGCCGGGGCTTTCTCATGCCCTCAGACGGCCGCACAGGGCTTCCAGCGGACCAGCCGTGGCCTAGCCGTGGTGGGAGTGGTGAAGTAGGGCTCTTTTCCCTATTGCCTTTAGAGAAATCTATAGCAATACAGAAATCGACCCCACTTCACCACTAGCGCCACGGGGAGTGTTTGGCGCCTAGCGCTGTCGTACCTACCCGAGAGGGGCCACGACAGTGCCCAACGTCAAAACCACCCAGCGAGGCGGATCCCGCTTCTACGTCGACCATGAGACGCGCATAAGCGTCCCCGGCGTTACGTCCGTCCTCAACATGATCCCCAAGCCGTTCCTCCAGCGCTGGGCTGCCAAGCTCGTTGCTGAGACGGCTGTCGATTCGTTCGATTTCCTAGACCGAATGGTCGAGACGGCCGGTAAGGCTGCCGCTGTCGACCACCTGAAGAACGCGCCGTTCCGGTACACCAAGTTGCGCGCCAATGTCGGCAGCGACGCACACGACATGTTTGAGCGGATGATCAGGGGCGAGGGGCGACTCCGCGACCGCGACGCATTCGGTCAGTTCCTTGTGCGCGTCCACCCCGACATGGAACCGTACCGGCGGAATTTCGCCGAGTTTCTCGACGCCGTGAATCCGGAGCTTGTGCGCGCCGAGGACATCGCGTGGTCCGACACGCACGCTTACGCCGGATCGTTCGACGCCATCATCCGCGTGTGGCTCGACGCCGACGGGAAGCCCGACCCGACGCGCAGCGCAACCAGCGAGCCCGCGCTCCTGATCGTCGACTGGAAGACATCCAAGGCCACCTATCCGGACGTGGCGCTGCAAATGTCGGCGTACTCCAATGCCGACAAGCTCATCGACCCTGACGGAAACGTCGACCCCATGCCCGATTTCGACGGCGCGGCTGTCCTGCACATCACGCCGGATGAGTGGTCCTTCAAGCCCGTGCGCATCGATCAGGAGGTTTTCGACATCTTCCTTGCGCTGCGGAAGACGTTCGATTGGGACCGCACGCTGTCCAAGGAAGTCCTTGGCAAGCCGCTGGCGCGCTCCGGCGCGATCGTGACCGGCACCCAGCGAAGGGCGTGAGCACATGCAGACATGGCGTACGAAGCGCAGGAACGAGTACAGCGTTCACATGACGGCGGAGGAGCTGGCAGCGCTCATCGACGAAACGGCGGAAGCGCTGAACCTGGCGTTCAACCGTGACGTGAGCCTCCCTTCGCTGGCACGTCTGCACCACAAGCTGTTTGTCATTCAGGGAGCCAAGGAAGGTACCCGCGCATGACGGAGTTTGTTCCGTGGCCCAAGACCAAGCGACTTTTCCGAGACATCATCGTGACGGAAAAGCTCGACGGCACCAACGCCGCTGTGCACATCAGGCAGGGCAGCGCGCTCGACCATGAGGCCGTGTTCGATGTGTACCCCCTCAAGCCCGGAGAGGTGTTCCACAAGGGCTACGTGTGGCAGGTGGGCGCACAGTCGCGCAACCGGCTGATCACCCCCGGGGACGACAACTACGGGTTCGCCCGGTGGGTGTACGACAACGCTCCGGCGCTGATCGATCTACTCGGCCCCGGCACCCACTTTGGCGAGTGGTGGGGGCGAGGCATTCAGCGCGCCTACGGGCTCACCGAGCGCCGTTTCTCGCTGTTCAACACTGTGGCCCATGTGGACGTCGACGCGACCGTGGGGGGCATCCTCGTGCGTCCGGTGCCGGTGCTGTACCAGGGCGCGTTCCGCGAGTCGGCAATTCACGTAGCGCTGGCAAAGCTGGGGATTAGCGGCTCTGTCGCTGCCCCGGGCTTCCCCAACCCTGAGGGTGTCTGCATCTTCCACACTCAGTCTCACAACGTGTACAAAGTGACCCTCGACGCGAACGATGCCGGAAAGTGGGAGACGCCGTGACACACATCCTCAATGATCCTTGGTTCTGGCTCGCGATGATTCTGTGGCTGGCGCACCTGACAGACCCCAAGCGCTAGTCCGCTCAACTTGCCCCGGAGATTGGTCACTTGGCCAGCCTCCGGGGCTTTCTGCTGTCCGGCGGAGCCCGGGAAGTGCTTGACGCCTAGCCATGCCGTAAGCGGAAAACAGCAGAGATTGGATCTCGCATGGAACCCGTCAACGTCACGGCGGAAAAGGTTCTGGAGACGCTCCGCGAGGTAGTGGCCGAGCGCCCGGACTACGTGTATGAGGCGCCGGAAGGCTACACAGCCGAGACCGGGGTGGCTTGCTTCTATGTGCACGGCGACGTGCCTGGCTGTGTCGTCGGGCATGTCCTCAACCGCCTTGGTGTGCCGCTGGAGCATCTGGCACTGGTTGAGGGGCGCGACGCATACAAGGTCGCCGACTGGTTCCTCAACATCACCGACCCTGACGGCGTCGTGGACGTCGAACACGTGCTGTCTGTGGCGCAGTCCCGGCAGGACCGGGGTGACTCATGGGGCGAGGCGCTGGAAGTGGCGTTGGGCGACTGACGCACTCAGGAAGTGCTTGACCCCCAGCTATAGCGACAGTGAGTAAATTTACCCACTGAATCAGCGAAAAGGATTCAAGGCATGGCCGTACGCATCTTCGAAACCGACCCCGATTCCAAGCCCAAGGCTCGACCGGCGTTCACCAAGGCTGACATCGACTTCACGTTCCGGTCTGGCATGCAGGTGCTCAACCCGAACACAAAGAAGATGGAACCGACCACCATCGCTGAGTGGCGCGTAACCACCGGCACCCCGGAAGTGGCCGACGCCATCGCCCAGCTTTACGGCGGAGCCCCTGAAGAGTGGGACACCCCGAAGGATGATTGCCTTCAGGTGCTCACGACTACGCCGAGCATTCAGGTCGTCATCGACGGCGCCAGCGCGATTCAGGACCGGCTCATCCTGTGGGGTCGGCAGGGTCCCGTCCATGAGTGTGACGGGATGTATTTCCTGTCGCCCGAAGAGGATGCTGGCCAGCCGTGTGGATGCCCCTCGCTGCTCGCCGACCGTAAGGCGCAAGCGCGTAGCGGACGTGGCCCGGCTCCGCACGTGAAGGTCTCATTCCGTCTCGCCGAGGACTACGACCTGGGTGTCGGCCAGTTCACCTCCACGTCGTGGGATCTACTGGTTGCGCTGCATGAGGTGCGAAACGCACTGGACGCCGTGGGCGGCGAGGCTCTGTGTGAGCTGTCGCTCGAACTGGTGGAGTACACGACCAAGGCCGGTCGTTTCGTGTCCTACCGCAAGCCCGTGATCACGGTCGTTAAGTCCTGGTCCGCCGCTGTCGCTGAGTAAATTTACCCACCCCACGAACGGAGTTCGCATGGCTTTCTATGAGGTTTACCGCGAGGACGCGACCGGCTACGCCAGCGCCGTTGTCCGAGCCCATGGCACCCGGCAGGCAATCGCCGCGCTGTCCCACCTTGGCTACACGGCGAAGAACGCGACCGCCGAGCGCATCCCGGACGGCCGTGCGCTGCCGGTCAAGATCCTGGCGACCGTCGAGGAACCGGCGCCGGACAACCTCGCTGAGATTCTCGGTTAGGCGCACATGATCGAGCGTGCGGGTTTGGCTGCGTTCTGTTCGGACCGCGCGCTTCTGTGGAAAGTGGCCCTACGGACGGCACCGGACAGAGATATCCGGTGCCCCCTGTGGGAGTTTCCGCCGGAAGCGGTAGCGGCGGTAAAGCACGAACGGCGACGGCGATTCAACTGGGATATCGACAGCGAGGGAGAGCGCTAGTGCCTGCGGCATTCAAGGCAGACCAGAAGGTTAAGTACGACGGCATGTCCATGCCTGCCACGATTATCAGCGGACCACACGCCACGCACGGGGAGGATCGCTGGCTCATCCGCAAGGCAGACAACAAGGTTTCGCTTGTCAAGCAGTCGGCGCTGTCTGTGTTCGCGGACCGGCGGGAGATCGTGGCCGAAGCCATTTTCAAGAGGCTCGTCGGCGGACGGTGGGCGGTTGCTAGCGCCATCACGCGTAGCCGGTATCTAAGTGCCGCTGGCGATGTACTCGCCGCACTAGACACTCAGCCGCTGGCCGTGGGCGACAAGGTCCGGATCCTGAAGAGCGGGCTGGAGCACGCTTCCGTATCGGCTGGTGACGTCCTGGCTGTCACGCGCGTGAGCGACAAGACGTTTCGCACGGAGGCGCCCGGTTTCAGCTCCGGCGCGGGCTGGGAGTTCTCCTACTCCGGCCACGGCACCGGATGGGAGCGCTGGTAGCGCATGGGCAAGCGAGGGACGATCACTGACTACGGCGGCGACGAGATATATGCGGGGGACCTTGTGGCGTACGCCACCCGTCGAGGCAATGGGGTTCGCCTGTCTGACGCCATCGTGCAGCGAGTGACCACAAAGCGCGCGCTCGGGCGAGTCATCCCCTACCTGCTGGTGAGGCCAACGGGCAATGAGTCGGGCTTTGTCCGGCGCAAGACTCAGCGCGCGGTGTGGGTTGCTGCGGAACATGTCCGGCTGGTTCTTCCGGCGGAGGCCCTGTAGGGCGTAACTCACTTGGGCCCGGTAGGTGTAGGCGTTCGCCGCATCTGCCGGGCCCTTGCTCGTTTAGGAGGTTTGGTGGCAACCAAGGGTGTGACAGCGAATTGGGCGTCTGCCCTGGGGGACGTTCGGGCGCTGGGCGAGGGGGACGCCGTTCTCTTGTCGGCGGGCGCTCGGAGGCGGCCGGATTGGTCGCGGTATGTGGAAGCGATAGCGGCGGCTGTAAGCCGTGGCGCGGAGGTGAAGTGGGTATGAGAGACGCATTCGGCGTCGAACTCGGGCAGGGTGACGTCGTGCTGAGCACATCGACCAGCGGCGGCAGGGCCAAGCTAGGCACGGTGCTACTCCGCGAGGGCAAGCAACCGGCCATGCGGGTCGGGATCATCAACGGGGGTGGCTGGCAGGCACGCCCGGAGGCCCCTACGCGCAAGATTGACTCGCTGGGCTCTGTGTTCGTGGTACTGCGTAAGGCCAGCGGTGACGTGCCCGCACACATACTCGGCATGTTCGGCGGCGAAGCCTCATGAAAGTGTGTCGGCAATGCGGCCGTGCGAAGGCTGCGGAAGCCTTTTTGGCGGGTAAGGCGCAGCGCGTTTCTTCTACTTGCTCGACCTGTCGGCGAAAGGCAGCGGCCAAGCACCGGCGGAACTACTACGCCAGTCTCCCGCCGGATAAGCGGCACACCCTGACGCATGCTCGACGGGCCGAGAGCTACGGGGTAGAGCACACTCCCTACAGCCGGACGGAGATCCTGGCTCGCTGGAAGCGCGCATGTGCCTACTGCAACGGCGTGGCGACGCACCTTGACCACGTGCATCCGCTGTCCAAGGGTGGCGCCGACGCGGAGCACAACATCGTTCCGGCGTGCGCCCCATGCAACCTTTCCAAGGGTGCAAAAACGCTGGCTGAGTGGTCCGAGACGTTTGGCCCGGAGCCTCCACCTTTCTGACGGGAGATCACATGGCACGGATGCTGCGTAAGAGTCGAACGCTGGGATGGGAGGCATGCGCGTGCGGCTGCGGGGACAAGGCTGCCAAGCGGGTATGGCGCCGGATCGCGCGACGCAAGGAAGCACGGGCGTGGCGCGCTGAGATGTAGTCAGGAAGTGCTTGATCCCTAGGACCGCCGGAAGGGAGAAAACCTTGAAATTCCAAGAGATCCTCGACCGGTTCCAAGGGGTCAGCGAAACAACTGACGGCTACCTTGCGGTCTGCCCGGCACACAACGACTCACGCCCCTCGCTGCGCATCTGGTATGGCGAGGATGGCCGAGTGCGGCTCAAGTGCCGGGCGGGCTGCGAGACCAAGCACGTAGTCCGTGACGCTGGACTCACGTGGCCCGATCTGTTCGAGGTGGAGGGGGAAGGCATCACAGTTCCGAAGGAACCTCCGGCGCAAGTGAACACAGGGCATGTGGCAGCGCTGGCGTATTTCGTCGACACACAGCAAGCTGCACTGTTCGATCACACCAACGATGGCGCCCGGTTCGCCCGAGGGTACGCCGTTGGCCGATTCGGTCTCAGCGAAGATCTCATGGCAGATCTAGAGCTTGGCTACGCGCCCGCTGGCGTCCAATTCCGGTATGCCTCCCGTGCGTTCACCTCGTATCCGCGCCTGATCGTTCCGCTCAAGGACTTTGCCGGACGGCCGCGAGGCTTGCAAGGGCGTGACCTGTCCGGTAACTGTCCGGGGCGGTGGGTGTCGCTGGCCAACCCCGAAGGGCATCGCTGGGCGGCGTACGGCGTGTTTAGGGGGCAGGGTGGCTACGGGGTCACCATCGTGGCCGAGGGGCCCGGAGATGGCCTTACAGCGGCTGCGGTGGGCTATGACGCCGTGTCCATTCGTGGTGCTGCGCTGGCTGGCAACCCTGACTTGCTCCGCGAGCTTGCCGAGGGCCTCAAGGGCTCACAGGTGATCGCGGCTGGTGATGATGATGACGCTGGCCGACAGTTCAACCGGCGACTTGCCGAGGGCCTCAAGCCGTACGGGATTACGGTCTACGCGCTGCCGCTTGGTGGGCCGGATATCACAGCGTGGCGGGAGACGGCGGCAGGCACGTTCGCCCCGGCGCTGCACGCTGCCGTCAAGGCCGCACAGCCCGTTGCCAGCGTTCATGAGGCAGTGGCCGAGCACGCGACGCAGTCCCTCGCGGAGCGCACCGGCGCCGACTTTGTCAGCCGTGATCAGGGCGTCGAGGCTGCACAGATGCTCGGGGAACTCACCAAGCAATACGGCGAGTCTCACGCGATCTCCGCGTATGCGCTGGTTGCTTGGACGGACGGCCGGATCAAGCACGCTCCGGAGCTTGGGTTCCTCGTGTGGAACGGCAACGTGTGGGAGCGGTCCGCGACCAAGGTCCGGCAGGAAATTCACCGCATGGGTGCCGCGCTCGCGCTCGCTGGCGAAACGGTGGCCGCTAAGCAATTCCTGAACACGGGCAGCATCGACAGCATTCTCACGGAGCTTAAGAGCGTCCCGAGTGTTCACGCGCCCGCCCACCATTTCGACGCGGCTACACACCTGCTGCCGTTCCGGAATGGCACCGTGGATCTCCGCACCGGGATTCTCCGCGCGCATAACCCAAGCGACATGATGACGTACGCGCTCGATATCGACTACGTGCCGTCGGCGACCGCTCCGCGCTGGCTTGCCTTCCTGGGGGAGATCTTCCCCGACAATCCGGAGTTGCCCGCGTACATGCAGCGGATGACCGGCTACGGCATTACCGGCGATGTGAGCGAGCAGGCCTTCGCCGTGCTGTGGGGCAAGGGCGCGAACGGCAAATCGGTTTTCACCGACACCCTGACGTCAGTCTTCCGCAACGTGACGCGCACCACTGGGTTCGCCACGTTCGAGGAAAAGCAGAACGGCGGGATTCCCAACGACATTGCGGCGCTGCGGGGCTCGCGCCTTGTGATGGCGTCCGAGGGGGAGGCGGGCAAACCCATGAGCGAGGCAACCCTCAAGCGAGCAACCGGCAAAGAGATGATGCAAGCGCGGTTCCTCCGCAAAGAGTTCTTTGAGTTCAAGCCGCAATTCCTGATCATGCTGGCGACCAACCACAAGCCCCGGTTCAAGGGGCAGGATGAGGGGCTCTGGCGTCGAGTCAAGCTCATCCCGTTCAGTCGCTGGTTCGCTCCGGCGGAACGCGATTACGAGCTCGACCGGAAACTACTCGCGGAGGCCGAAGGCATTGCCGCGTGGGCGGTCCGTGGCGCCGTCGAGTGGTACGCGCGCGGGCTCGGGGAACCTGCCAGCATCACAGCGGCCACGCGGGAGTATCGCGAAACGTCCGATGCGCTGGCCGGTTTCTACAGCGCCGACCCTGCCAAGCCTGCCGTTCTGGTCAAGGACGATTCCGCGAGCATGTCCGGTGGCGACGCGTTCACGGCGTACCTCGATTGGTGCGAGGCGGAGAACCTGCCTGCCAAGGAACGCTGGACGCGACGCGGTTTCTACAGCGCGATGGAAGAACGTGGCATCGCAAAGCGAGCCACCAACAAGGGAGTTGGGCTGGTCGGCGTGAGGCTGGCCGATGCGGTTCCCGCTGGTGGTCCCGGAATCTTCGGAGGTGGCAAGTGAATCGTTGGTGGCGAGAGATGGTCGCGGCGTGGCTGCTGGTGTTCGGCGTGCTCTGCCCGCTGGCGCTGGTCGTAGAAAAGTGGCTCGGTCTCTGGTGATCGAGCCGTATGGCTGTAAGTGGTGCGGCGTGCCGCGACGGATGCACGGGCACCGCTGGAAACCTCCCGTTGGCATGCACGCATGGGAGGCGCCGGACATGGCGCAGATACTCGTGCGGATGCGTGCCCGACGCGCTGCGGCCGGTAGGTAGTTTTACCCACTGCGTTCGGGGTGGGGGAGTGTCTGACACCTCCCACCCCCGGAGGTACTAACATGCGTGAATTTCACGGCTCCCTCGCTGGCGTCCCCTGGGTCGGCTGGCTGGCCGAACGTCCCGAAGATCTCACCCCGTTCATGAAATGGGTACGCGCCCAGCGTGACACCGTGTGTTTTGACACGGAAACCCAGGGGCTCAAGATCTATTCCATGGGCTCGGGCTTTCTGCGGCTGGCCCAATTCGGCACTGCCACGGAAGCGTGGGTTATCCCCGTCGAGCTGGGCCCGGCATTTCGTGCGGCGGCAGCGCTGGCACTCCGCATCCTGCCGTCGCTGACTGGGCACAACGTCATTGGGTTCGATGGGCTGGTCGTCGATGAGCACCTTGGCGTAAAGCTGGAAGAGTTCTGCCCCAAAACGCAAGACACCATGATTACGGCCAAGCTCATTGACCCGCGCTCCCCGGAGGCTGGCGGCATGGGCGCAAAGCTGAAGCCTCATGCAGCGCACTACATCGACCCAGCAGCGCCGGACACTGAAGAGGGGCTCACGGCTGTATTC